CATGAGTAATAGATCCAGGTAGAGTTAATACCTGCATCTAATAGCCAGTCTTCTATAATGTCCAGCCTCTTTGCTATTACTGTATCAAAAACAAAGTTGTCTATAACCTGTGTTTTTTCAATCAGCTGTATTTCCTTAAGTGCAAGTAAACTATCTCTTATTGCAATATCTAATTTAAGTGCTGCAATCTTAGCCTTTTGACTTTCAAAAATGTTGTTAATGTCATCTGCCTGTTTAACAGTCAAGATAACTACAGAGTCACCTTTGATTACCGTCTTCAAGGGGTAGTTTGATTGGCTGAAAATCAAACTGGTCACCAGTAGACTGCCTAACATTAACATCCTTTTCATGAGCTAATTCTTTTTTAATATCTTTTACCACAGATTTAGTACTATCTAAATCTCCAATTACTGCTGAAACCATGTTCTCAAGATTGGCTTTATCTTCAGTTAGTTCTTGATTCTCAGCCTTCAATTGATTTACACTTGACGTAAGTTTCTTATTTGCTGTAGTAAGTTTCTTATTTTCTCCAGTAAGTTGTATATTATCTTTTACAACTACTACGTGTTCTGTACCACTAGAAAATATCTGTACTACCACAAGAGTAATAAACAGTACACCAACTATAAGAAGTTTCTTTTTCATTTCTTAGTTTTACCAAATAGCATCAATACAGTTTCTTTAAGACTCTTTGAGCTCTCAGTACTTTCATCCAGTTTCTTTTCCAGATCTTCTCTATACTCACCTTCTAACTCTTCTACTCTGGCTCTATAATCCTCTTCACTTTTGATGAGTTTATTTAAGAACATCCATGAAATATAACCTAGAGCTAATACTGCAAAGCCTAGTACACCATACTGCGTTAATACTTCAAAAGGACCAAAAGACATTATTTCTTAGTTTTTCTTTTTGTTGTTTTCTTTTCTTCTAACTCTTCTTTGAGTCTCTTAGATTCATCAAGATGTCTCTTAATAAATAACCATGAAACATATCCAAGAGCCAGTACTGCTAATCCTAGTGGACCGTAGTCTGCTAGTTGTCCAAATACACCAAAGTCTGGTGCTGTTGTTTCTACTGCTGTTGTATCCATTATCTTTGTAATATTAATTGTTTAACTGCATCAGATAATTCAGAAACACTTCTAGCTAGACTTTTAATTTCCAACTGAGTCTGTTCTTGAATTGCCTGATATTTTAATCTTGACTCTTGTTCTACAAGTTCAATCTTACCTTTAAGCTTACCTAAGCTCTCCGTATTGCTTCTTACATCTGTATGTATCATTCTTAAAAAGTAACCTAAAACTCCTGTTACTACAATTAATCCCCACTGAATTAGTTGTGTTGTTTCCATTATTTAATAATTAATCCTGTTGTTAATAAACCATTCAGTAATATTGAAAGGTTTCTTTGCCTTCTCATCCTTTTTATATCAAAGTCTTTAGTTGCTATGATAGTATCCTTAGAGTTGATAATATATCTCTGAGCTTGGATAATAGTATCCTGGGCTGCTATAATAACATCCTTTTCTTTGTCTCTTTTATAAAGTACATGGATCATTGTGTCCTGAATCTGGACAATATTGAAGGTATCTTTAGAGTTCTTTACTTCATCTAGTTGTGACTGTAAATCAAAAAGACCATTATTAAGTTCAGCTATAATTGACTTACTATTGTCAATTACTTTACCTTGTTCTTTAATAAGGGTCTCTTTACCTTCTATTCTTCTTTCAATTGTTTTCTGTTTAGTTACTGGATAAACCTGTGTAGGTTTTCTCATAAGCAAAAACAAACATATAACTACTAAACATACTTGTAGTATTGCTGAAAAATTATTACGTACTATATGTATATACTTCATACATATAATATACAAAAAAATTATAACTTTCCAAGTATATATTTCTCTGCATTTTTAGTTGTGTCATCAGCATTTAACATCAACTTAATCAACTTATTACTTACATGTTTAGGATGCACCCACCAATCTTCATAAGCACTGGTTTCATCTGGAGCAATATTACTTGCAACAAGAACATACCCTTTAGATAGTAAATAGTTTCTTGATAAAGCTCTGTATAATTTTGTTACATCTGCATAGTAATCATGTTCAAATGTAATTACACCAAATGTACATTGCTCAAATGGGATCATCTTTAAGATCTCAAATGTTGTTTTTGGTGGCTCACAGTCTACTTGTAAATAATCAATGTGCCCTTTAAGTGTTGAATAGTTATATAGTGTAGCATCTGTTTGTATTGCTTTATTCTTTCTAACAGCATTAAACTTAGTTACCTCTTCTTCTTTTATCTCTAAAGATGTACCAGTCCAACCAAATTCTTCTAGAAGAGCTGAGTTACTACCATAGAATGGATCTGCTGCACCAATCTCAAAGTATATACCATTTCTTTTACCATCAAGCACGGTAAGAATAAACATGTCTTGATAAGTTTGAGAATAGTTCTTTTCAATATTTTCAGATCCTGGAAACTTATATTTTAGTTGATCATGAAATCCTTTGTGATATCTTAAGAAAGGATCTGGTCCTGATCCTAGAGATGTAATGTTAGTCTGTACTAATCTTTGGTAGTGTTCAGCCATTATATGTGCATTATCAGCAAGTGTAAAAAACATATTTCTTGCTTCTTTACCTTTACCAATCCACCATGCAGAAACTGCTTTCTGAAACTCTAACTGATATTTACCAAGATAACCTATATTACTAGACATCTCTTTGGCATTATCTACATATTGTAAACCCATTATAGCATATGAATATGCCTGAGCATAGTTCTTATGTTGCTCATGATATTCACTTATAAATAGATATGCTTCCGGTCTATCTGGTTTAAATGACACAGCATTTAACCAAAGACCAAGTTCAGTAGTTCTTCTTCTACCAATTCTCTGTAAACATTTAGCAACCATTAGTAGAGCTTCATATACTAGATCATCATCTTTAGAAAACTCTGCAGTTCTAATATAGAATGACATTGCTGATGCAAGATGACCAGACTCATAATAGTGTTGAGCTAGATCATAGTTACATTTACCTGAGTAAGGATTTGTAATAAATTTTTCTAATTTGTATGGTGTACTACCTTTAATATCTTGTCTAATATGATCCTCTGGCAAACCACACATATTATTAAATACTGCAGATGGCAATCTTAAAATAAAGGCTGTAGAGTCATGAAAACCAAATGGAATGATAAAGTCTTTACCATCATATGTTAAACCACAGGAGAACTCAATATTTGCAGTCATAAACTTAAATGCATCAGAGTGTGCAACTATGTTCCACTCCATGTCCCATATTATAAATCTATGATAGTACTGAGCATCTTTTTTTCCTTGCTCATTGTTCCAAAGATTTACTTCATGAGTTAATGCAACACGGTACTCACCATATGTAATAACTTGTGATCCTCCTCTAATATCTCTTGGAAAAGTAACATCTTGTTCTACAATGTATACCGTTTCAGCACTAGCTTTTTTTAAATCAACTTTTACTACTTCTGTAGGGTTAGTCCACTTAACATAGTGAAATGGCATATCTAAAATAGGCATCCAGTTTTTCTCACAGTATGAATATGTTGGTGGTTCTATTCTATGTCTTTCAGTTTCTGTTGCACCAGAACTTAATTTAGATAGTTCCATTCTACCTTCACCCGTAGTCTTAGTATCTCTTCTCACACCAGTAAGAAAGATATCATCCTTCCAATATACTATTCTAGCATCTTCAAGACCTACAAATTCCCAAACAGGAGTTACATCTAAGTTAGATGTATCAACTTTTTTATACTGATCAATTGATAGATTATTTGGATCTAACTCACATAAGTAGTTAGTTGTTCTAAGAGTCATATCATCTTCTGGATTTAAATATGACAATGGTCCCCACATAGTTTGGTATTTTTGATCTCCCTCACTATGATATAGGGCATATTGAACATGTCTTAGATTAACTAAGTACTTATTGTCCATATAAAATATAGAAGGGTTAGTAAGTCCTAACCCTTCTGTTATATTTGCGGGAATTGTTAAGTAGTTAACTGATCCACCATTAACTAGTGCAAGCTCACATAAATTATTCATACTGTTGGTTTTCCAACAAATATAAATAATATATTATAGATCTCCCACCCTTGTAACAATAAATGCAGTTGGAGCACTCAAATCTGCAGGGAACGGTGCATTAGCAGAAGGGTTTAACCTTGGTTGAATATAAAAAGGCAAAGATGTAACTCTTAAAGTAAAAGTAGAGTTTTGAATTTGATTTGTATTAGTTCCTGTGTATCTCCTTAAGCCTATGATTGTATTAAGTGTCCAAACGGTTCCGTTAGTAGAAGTATAAAGTGTAGTAGAAAGCGTCATGTTACTACCTAAGTCAAATAAATGAGCCCTAACAACAAATAAATAAACACCTGTATACAAAAACTGTATACCAGCATTTCCAGTAGATAAATTTGAAGCTGACAAAGCAGCACCTACATTATAAATAGTTGCATTAAATGGAATTTGATTATCAACACCATTTGTCAAGTTTACATAACCAGTTGTCCAATTTAATTTAATATTTCCGTCTAACGGTGCTAAAGTTCTTGCTACTTGTGCAATATTTGCAAAAGCACTTGCTCCTGTAGGTGCAGAACCCGACGCAGCAATAGTTCCTAAACTTAAATCCGTATCATCTACTTCAAATGCAAATTCTATTGTATCTCCTGCGGTAAATGATTGTGTAAATTCTAATGTTGCAGATTGCCCACCTGATGGTTCTACCTTTGTTCTTACGGTAGTGCCCACTTGTGGAGTTGAATTAATTATAGCATAAATCTTTCCCGTTGTTACGTTTGTTACATCTGAGTTTCTCCATTGTACTTCAAGTTGTACTTTATATACTGCTGGTTCATTTATTCTAAATAAATTACTACCAACAAGAGATACACTATTTGAACCATAGTTATTATTAAAATTAATAATAGTTTGTGTGTTTATTGCTGCTACTGTTTGTCCTGTAGTATCGTATGCAGAATAAAAATATCCTACCACACCACTATCACCTTGTAAACCTTGAATACCTTGTACTCCTTGTATTCCTTGTAAACCTTGAGTACCTTGCGCGCCAACATTACCTACACCCTGAATACCTTGCAGACCTTGTACTCCCTGAGTACCAGTATTACCTTGAATTCCAGTAATGCCCTGAATACCTTGTAAACCAGTATTACCAGTTGCACCTGTAATACCTTGTATGCCTTGAATTCCAGTTTCTCCTTGAATACCAGTAGTGCCTTGAAGACCTTGCACACCTTGTAAACCAGTAGTTCCTTGTATACCAGTTGCGCCTTGTATCCCTTCAGTGCCTTGTATTCCTTGTATGCCAGCATTGCCGGTTGCTCCTTGAATGCCAGTTATACCTTGTATACCTTGTATACCTTGAGCTGCAAAAGCTCCATCAAGACCCTGTATACCTTGGGGTCCTTGAACACCTTGAATACCCTGAGTACCTTGAAGAACATTTGCTATATTACTAATTGTAAAGTTAATAGCAGAATTTGCACCAGAAATAACAGTACCATTTATTGCAATACCAGTATTTGTAACCAAACCACCAATAGATATATTCTCATTTGCGTTTAGAGTTACAATACAAGAAACAAAAACTTCAGCAACTTCGCCACCATTAATAGTAACAGTTTGATTTGCAGAAATTGTTTGAGTTGCATTTCTCAAAATTATAAATTGGCCTCTTCCTGCAGTAGCTCCTAAATTAGTAAAAGATGCTCTTGCTGTAATTAAATATGTACCTGCTACGAGATTTTGTACACTGTCATCTGGTACACCTTGAGTTGCAAAAACAAAGCCATTATTACTAAGAAAAGCTGGAACAAAACTAATATAACTAAAGATATTTGGCGTGCTAAAAATAATACCTGTTGATCTAGCCTCAGCAAAATAACCTAATACTCCTGCACCTTGAACACCCTGCAAGCCTTGAATACCTTGCAAACCTGTTGCACCCTGTGTACCAAGAGCACCTTGAATTCCTGTTGCTCCTTGAATACCTTCTATACCCTGTGCACCAATAATTCCTTGTGTACCTTGAAGGCCAACACTACCCTGTATACCATCGGCACCTTGTATCCCAGTAATTCCCTGTGAGCCAACAGAACCTTGTGTTCCCGTTGCCCCTTGAAGACCCGTACTACCTTGAATACCGTCTGCACCCTGTATACCAGTAATTCCTTGTGCACCCTGAGCACCAGTGTTTCCTGTTGCACCAGTTGTTCCCTGAATACCTTGTGTTCCTGTTCCTGTAGCTCCTTGAATACCATCAGTTCCTTGCACACCTTGGATTCCTTGGATCCCCTGAATACCAGTTCCAGTTGTACCTTGTGTTCCTATTTGTCCTTGTATGCCTTGAGTACCCTGAGTTCCCTGAATTCCTTGTGCAGCAAATGCACCATCTAAGCCTTGTATGCCTTGGGTACCTTGTATACCTAATGAGCCTTGTACACCTTGTATTCCTTGAGATACATAAGCAATATTAGTCATGTTTATTACAACTGAATAACCCAATGAAGTAAATAGGGCTCTTTGTAATTCAAGATTTAAAGAACTTGTTCTCCAATAGAAGTTTACTCTATCCCCAGCATTTAAGTTAACAATTATATCAAACTCTGAAGAAGCAACATCTCCTCCTTGAAGATTTGAAATATTATTGATTGATACTAATTGAAATGTACCATTTACAGCACAAACAATAGAGATATCTTGAGATGAAGCATCTCCATTATAACTATGAAATCTAGCATTTACTTTATATCTACCAGCTTCAGTTACTTGTAAAGCATCATTTGTTCCAGCAAAATTAACTAGACTAATAGCATTTGCTTGATCAAGTGTAAAGTTTTGTAGTAATTGGTTTGTATTTGGCGCAGTAGCACTTATATTTGCAGCAATATATATTTGGGCAAATAAACCTTGTGATCCTGTACCAGCAGTACCTTGGATACCTTGTATCCCTTGGACACCTCCTCCACCACCACCACCTAAATTAATTTCAGTTGACATAATAATATTCTTTAGTAATTTCTATACTTTACAAATATACATCTATTATGAAAGGTATATGATAAGGAAGTCTGTTCCCGTAGCATCATAACCAATTGCATCTAGTGTATTATTAAGGGTTCCTGCATCAAAGTTAATAGTCTCAAATGGTTTAAGGGTAACACCTTTTACTGTACCATTTGCGGCTCCTACATTACCAAATGATACACTATATTTACCAGCAGATACTGATCCTACAGCGGAAGTTCTAATTACATTAGTTACTCTAACCTGTGGATTTATACTAATGGTAACTCCAGTAATAGCAGTTATTAGATCTGTAATTCCTTTAAGAACTCTATACTGAAAGGAGAAATTATTTTTTTTATCTCCGTATGAATTTATATTGCCTACTGACATGATTTATGTATTTAATGTATAGTATACTATAATATACAAAAAATATTTTTTAAAAACAAGAAAGCCTTAAGTTATCTTAAGGCTCTTGCTATCAATTAGTTTTCTGGTGGTTCTAATGGACCAATCTCATCTTCTAATGGTATTGGTTCCATATATTCTTGACCATACTTTTTTAATTCATCTTCTAATTCAAGTAAAGAATCAAAATATACAAGTATAGGTTGACCTGTTTCTACTATAGCTCCTTCTGCAAGTTTACCATAGTGAAAGATATCTGTTTCGTTTGTTGCTAAATAATACATATTAGTTATATTAAATTAAACCTCCGTCAGCAATTGTCCAGTTATTTGGAGCTGATGTAAGCACAGCTCTAGCAGCAACAGCAGCTGCAGTATACTTTAATGCCCCCATGTTAATACTAATATTAGGTTTAACTGGTCTTGATGCCCAACCAATTAGTAAGTTATCATAGTTTGCTGGAGTATAATTAGCTGATGTTTGTGGCTGCATAAAGTTTGCAAAAGTTAGAACATTAGATACATTCCAGTTACCAACAGGTTGATTAAAGGCTGGATTATTTCTAAACATATTTCCCATAGTTGTAACAAGTCCAGTATTCCAGTTATTAATAGAAGATGAACCACCATTATTAAATACTAATGGTGCCGGAACTGGAGTGCCACTACCAAACATATAGTTCATATCTGTTACCTTAGATACATTCCAAGCACCAATATTTTGATTAAATTTATTATTACCATGGAACATGGCACCCATTGTTGTTGCTTTACTTGTATTCCAATTAGCAATTCCAGGACTTCCACCATTATTAAAACCATGTGGAGCTAAATAATTAGCCCAGAACATAAAATTCATAATTGTAACATTACTAGTATCCCAATTTGATAAATTAATATCAAATGATTGTTGCCATTGAAATATAGAAGACATATTTGTTACTTTAGATGTATCCCAATTTTTAATTGAGTCTGAACCACCATTAGTAAATGCTCCAGCAGATAATGGAATAGTAGCTATTGGTGTACCTGATGCAAATAAAAATTGCATATCAACTACTTTAGAAGTATTCCATGTACCTACTTCTTGATTAAAGAATCTTTGATTAAAGAATACAGTATTTAAATCT